ATCGAAAACAGGACAAATAGGTGAAATATATGAAATACAAAATTTAAAAATAGCTTTACCTAAAATACCAAAAGAAATACATAAATTTAATAGTGACAAATGGGAGGTAACCGCACAACCAAAACCACTACAAAGAATTAAAACTGTATTTGATTGGAAAGATTATCCAAAAGATTTTAAAAATCAATATATAGGTTATATAGATGAAGAGTTTAAAAGAAGAGATGAGGGATTTTGGTATTATAACAAAGGTATACCAACATATATAACTGGTACTCATTATATGTATCTACAATGGTCAAAGATTGATGTAGGTGCTCCAGAGTTTAGAGAAGCTAATAGATTATTTTTTCTATTCTGGGAAGCTTGTAAAGCTGATCAAAGATGTTATGGAATGTGTTATTTAAAAAATAGACGTTCTGGATTTTCTTTTATGGCTTCTGGAGAATGTGTAAATTTAGCAACTATATCTAGTGATTCAAGATATGGAATATTATCTAAAACTGGTCCAGATGCTAAAAAGATGTTTACAGATAAGGTTGTGCCAATATCTGTTAATTATCCGTTTTTCTTTAAACCGATCCAAGATGGTATGGATCGACCTAAAACAGAATTAGCATATAGAGTACCAGCTAGTAAATTAACAAGAAGAAAGATAGAATCAGGTACTGATACTATAGATTTACAAGGATTAGATACAACTATTGATTGGAAAAATACAGGTGATAATAGTTATGATGGTGAAAAATTACAATTATTAGTACACGATGAAAGCGGAAAGTGGGAAAGACCTAACAATATTTTAAATAACTGGAGAGTTACAAAGACAACATTAAGATTAGGTAGTAGAGTTATTGGTAAGTGCATGATGGGTTCAACATCAAACGCTTTAGATAAAGGAGGTGATAATTTTAAAAAATTATATAATGATTCAGATGTCACAAAAAGAAATCGCAATGGACAGACTCGCTCAGGATTATATTCTTTGTTCATACCTATGGAATGGAACTACGAAGGATTCATTGATTCTTATGGACACCCTGTATTCGATACGCCAGAAACAGAAGTTGAAGGGACATATGGTGATTTTATAGACACTGGAATTATAGAGCATTGGCAAAATGAAGTTGATGGTTTAAAGAATGATCAAGACGGTTTAAACGAATTTTATAGACAATTTCCAAGAACTGAAGATCATGCTTTTAGAGATGAAACACAAAATAGTTTATTTAATCTAGTAAAAATATACGAACAAATAGATTATAATAATGACGTTACTAGATCTTCTCTAGTAACAAAGGGTAATTTTCAATGGAGTAGTGGGATTAAAGATACTGAAGTAATATTTTACCCAGATTTGAATGGAAGATTTTTAGTAAGTTGGATACCAAATCGTGATTTACAAAATAGTATTAAAATTAAAAACGGTTTTAAATATCCAGGTAATGAGCATATAGGTGCTTTTGGTTGTGATAGTTATGATATATCTGGTACAGTGGATAAGAAAGGATCAAAAGGAGCTTTACATGGTTTAACTAAGTTTAGCATGGAAGATGTTCCACCTAATCATTTCTTTTTAGAATATATAGCTAGACCTCAAACATCTGAAATATTTTTTGAAGATGTTTTAATGGCATTAATATTTTATGGAATGCCTCTATTATGTGAAAACAATAAACCTAGATTATTATATTACTTAAAAAGAAGAGGATATAGAGGATATTCAATGAATAGACCAGATAAAACATGGAATAAACTATCTGCAGCTGAAAAAGAAATTGGTGGAATACCAAACTCAAGTGAAGATATTAAACAAGCGCATGCTTCAGCTATTGAAACATATATACAAGATTACGTTGGTTTAAAATCCGATACAACATATGGAGATATGTATTTTAATAAAACATTAAATGATTGGTCTAAATTTGATATAAATAATAGAACACGATTTGATGCTACAATTAGTTCCGGTTTAGCAATAATGGCGTGTAATAAAAACTTATATAGACCAAGACCAGAAAAAACTTTAACAAAAGTTGGATTTGGTTTATCAAAATATAATAACAAAGGAATAACATCGAAAATAATACAATAAATGGCAGTAAACAAACAAGTAAAAACAGCTTTTCCAAGTCACTCAGTTTCTGAAGAGGAAAAAATGAGTCATGAATATGGTTTGCAAATTGCAAGAGCTATAGAAAATGAATGGTTTAGAAAAGATTCTGGTTCTACAAAATATTATAATTCTAGACAAAGATATAATGATTTAAGATTATATGCTAGAGGAGAACAATCTGTACAAAAATATAAAGATGAATTATCTATCAATGGTGATTTATCTTATCTTAATTTAGATTGGAAACCAGTACCTATTATACCTAAGTTTGTAGATATAGTAGTTAACGGTATTGCAGAAAGAACATATGATATTAAAGCATATTCTCAAGATGCTGCTTCTACAAAAGAAAGAACTGATTATATTGAGGCTATTGTTAAGGATATGCGTAATAAAGAGTATTACCAGCAAATGAATAATATTCTTGATATACAAATGTGGAATAGTAAAGATCCTCAAAATCTACCTGAAACTGACGAGGAATTATCTTTACATATGCAATTAGATTATAAAAAATCAATTGAAATAGCTGAAGAAGAAGCGTTGTCAAACGTAATGGATTTAAATGATTATGATTTAATTAAAAAGAGATTAGATTATGATATTGCTGTTTTAGGTATAGCTTGTGTAAAAAATGAATTTAATACATCTGAAGGAATAACAATAAAATATGTTGATCCTGTAGATATAGTACATTCATATACTGATTCACCATATTTTGATGATCTTTATTATGTTGGTGAAGTAAGAAAAGTAGCAATACCTGAACTTAAAAAACAATTTCCTTATATAACAGACGAAGAAATAGCTAAAATAGAAAAACAAGGTGCAGCAGGTGAGTTATATAGAACTTTCCAAACTCAAAAAGAAGCAGAATCTAACTTTGTACATGTTTTATATTTTGAATACAAAACTTACCAGAATCAAACATGGAAAGTAAAACAAGGATCTAGTGGATACGAAAAAGCATTAGAAAAAAGTGGTGATTTTAATCCACCAAAAGATCAAAGAGCTAGATTTAAAAAAGTAAACAGAGCTATAGAAGTTTTATATTGTGGTGCAAAGATAATAGGTCAAGATAATATGTTAAAATGGTATTTAGCAGAAAATATGTGTAGACCTAAATCAGACGTTACAAAATGCCATATGTCTTATAACATTGTTGCGCCTAGATTATATAGAGGAAAACCAGAATCTTTAGTTAGCAGAATGACAACGTTTGCTGATATGATTCAACTAACACATTTAAAGTTACAACAAGTTCTTTCAAGATTAGTTCCTGATGGTGTTTATTTAGATGCTGATGGATTAGCTGAAATAGATCTTGGTAATGGGACAAACTATAACCCACAAGAAGCATTAAACATGTATTTCCAAACTGGTAGTGTTATTGGTAGATCAATGACACAAGATGGTGATTTTAATCAAGGAAAAGCGCCAATAACAGAACTACAATCAAGTGGAGGTAATCAAAAAATATCTAGTTTAATAAATAGTTATAACTATTATTTACAAATGATAAGAGATGTAACTGGATTAAATGAAGCAAGAGATGCAACAACACCTTCAAAAGATGCTTTAGTTGGTATACAAAAATTAGCTGCTGCAAATAGCAATACAGCTACAAGACATATATTACAAGGTGGTTTGTATTTAACTTTAAAAACAGCAGAATGTATTTCATTAAGAATATCAGATGTTTTAGAGTACTCTACCACAACTAATCAATTTGTACAATCTTTAGGTAGATTTAATGTCGCAACGTTAAGTGAAGTATCAAGTTTACACTTACATGATTTTGGTATATTTTTAGATTTAACGCCTGATGAAGAAGAAAAACAAATGCTTGAAAATAATATTCAAGTTGCTCTTCAAAAAGAACAAATAAATCTTGAGGACGCTATTGATATTAGGGAAATTAAAAATTTAAAATTAGCTAATCAATTATTAAAATTACGTAGACGTAAGAAATTTGAACAAGATAGACAAATACAATTAGAAAACATTGAAGCTCAAACGCAATCTAATACTAGAGCTGCTGAAGCTGCTGCCGCTGCTGAGATGCAAAAAGAACAAGCTACAGCACAGAGTAAAGTTCAAATAGCTGAGGCACAAAAAGGTTTTGATATAGAAAAAATGGAAAGAGAAGCGCAGATAAAAATGAGATTAATGGAAAGAGAGTTTCAGTTAAATATGCGACTTAAAGATAGCGAATTACAAGTGATTAGTAATAAAGAGAAAGAAAAAGAAGATCGTAAGGACGAAAGAACTAGAATTCAAGCGTCTCAACAATCTGAATTAATAGAACAACGAAAAAAAGATCTTCCACCTAAAAGTTTCGAATCGAGAGGTTTTGATAACTTAGATGGATTTGGTCTTGAACAATTTGAACCAAGATAAAAACAAAAACTATGGGAAAATTTAATATACCAACAACACATAATTATACTGGATCAGTATTTGCAAAAACTGGAGATGTTATTATACCACCAACAGGGTGTGTATTCGTTTGTATTACAACATTAGCAGCTACTACATTTAGCAATACAACTGGTTTAGTTGCGGAATCAGCTACCCGATGGGCAAACACAGAAGATGCTGCTGGTGATTTAGCTAGTGGATCAGAAACTGTAAACGAAGGATCTGGTGGTGAAGAGATAGTAGTTGGCGATAGTTTTCCAACAAGCATTAATTTATACGGTAGATATACTAAAATAAATATAGCTTCTGGAAAAATTATAGCTTATTACGCTCATGATGGTAGTGCTAACACAACTACTCACGCTAATTATGCTGCGGCACCAAAGAATTAATACGAAATTTTTTAATTATTTAATTATATTATGTTATGGAAAAACAACAAGAGGTAGATAATACCGAAATTATAAATGAAGGTGGAGATATGAAAGTATCTGAACCTGAAGTAAAGGAAGAAAAACCTAAAAAAGAATCTGCTTTGCAAGAAGATGGTTCTTATAAGGTTAATTTAAGTGAAATTAATAAAACTGAAGAAGATGCCGGGAAAACATTACCCGAAGGGGACGAAAGTAAAGTCTCCGATAAAAAAGAAGAAAAAGAAGAGAAGGTCGAAGAAAAAGTAGACGCTCCTGTTCTTGAAGAGATTACGGACTCTGAAGAAGAAGTAAAAGCAGAAAAGGTAGAAGAAGAAGTGGTAAAAGAAGAGCCCGTTGTAGAAGATACTAAAGATACTCCAGGAATGGAACTACCAGAGAATGTTGAAAAACTCGTGAAGTTTATGAACGAGACTGGTGGAACGGTTGAGGATTACGTTAAACTCAATGCGGATTATTCAAAAGTTGATGATGACTCTTTATTAAGAAGTTATCTTGAACAAACCAAGGGACATTTATCTCAAGACGAAATTAACTTCTTAATTGAAGATAAATATAGTTTTGATGAAGAAATAGATGAACCCAAGGATATTAAACGTAAAAAACTTGCTTATAAAGAAGCGGTTGCAGAAGCACGAAAAACTTTAGAAAGTCAAAAGGACAAATATTATTCAGATCTTAAGTTAGGATCTAGATTACCTGAAGATGCTCAAAAAGCTATGGACTTTTTCAATCGTTACGAAAAAGAGCAAGAAAAAGCTAAAGAACTTAACGAAAAAACAAGGCAACATTTTAACAAAGAAACTGATAAAGTGTTTAATGATAACTTCAAAGGTTTTGATTTTAAAGTTGGAGACAAGAAATATCGATACAATGTTAAAGATGCGAAAAGTGTTAAGGAAAATCAAAGTGAAATTATGAATATCTTCAAACCATTTTTGAATGAAGATAATACAATTAAGGACGCTAGTGGTTACCATAAATCAATTTTCACTGCATCAAACGCTGATGCCGTTGCCAACCATTTTTACGAACAAGGTAAAGCAGATGCTATTAAAGACATGACTTCTAAAGCCAAAAATATAAATATGGATAGGAAGACTGATCTTGGCACTGTTGAAAGCGGTGGTCAAAAATTTAAGGTTGTTAGCGGTGACGATAGTTCTAAGCTTAAATTTAAACTTAAAAACTATTAATTAACATTTTAAACAAATTAACAAATGAGTGTAGCAAGTATTTCGATCGGTACGTCCGGTCTGGTAAGTCCTAACGCTGTTAAGCAAGTTACTACTGGATCTTATTTAGATTTAGCTAGTACTGCTAATGAAGGTTGGGCACAACAATATCTACCTGAACTATACGAAGCTGAAATCGAAAGATATGGAGACAGATCTATCGGTGGTTTCTTAAGAATGGTAGGTGCAGAAATGCCTATGGCTTCTGACCAAGTTGTTTGGTCTGAGCAAGGTAGGTTACATTTGGCTTATAAGTGTACAATAAATACTGAAACTGGTGTAAGTGCTGATATTAAAGATATTGACAATGAATCAGGTTCAAATATTGCACATGCGCTTAGAAAAGGTCAAATAGTTGTATGTCAAATCGCTACTGGTTCTGACGTTGCTATTGTAAAAGCACAAGTTAGCGCTGGTATTGAAGCTAGTACATCAACATTTACATTAAAACCTTATGGTAACGCAAACTTTGACGACTTAGATAATATCGCTGTCGCAGGTGCTGCTGTTACTAGAGTGTTTGCTGTTGGTTCTGACTTCGGTAAAGGAACTGATGCAATCGAACAATCTGTTGAGCCAGAATTCAAATCGTTCAGCAACAAACCAATTATAATTAAAGATAAGTATTCGGTCTCTGGATCTGATACTGCTCAAATTGGTTGGGTTGAAGTTTCTGGTGAAGCTGGTCAAAATGGATACTTATGGTATCTAAAAGCTGAAGGTGATACGAGAAAAAGATTCGAAGATTACTTAGAAATGTCTGTAATTGAAGGTGTTACTAAGGGTGGTTCTTCTGCCGTAACTGGTACAGGAACTGAAGGTCTTTTCGAAGCTATTGAAGATAGAGGTATGGTAGCATCAAACATGTTTGATTCAGCATCTGATGATTTAGCTGATTTTGATTCACTAATTGGTGAATTAGATAAGCAAGGATCTATTGAAGAAAACGTACTTTTCTTAGACAGATCTTCTAATCTAGGATTTGATAACATGTTAGCTGCAGTTAACTCTAACTACGACGCAGGATCATCTTACGGTGTATTTAACAATTCTGAAGAAATGGCACTTAATTTAGGTTTCTCTGGTTTCAGAAGAGGTTCTTATGACTTCTATAAAACTGACTGGAAATACTTAAATAACAAGTCAACTAGAGGATTAGTTAACAACGGAGCAACTGTTGGTAAAGTTGCTGGGGTTTTAGTTCCTGCTGGAACGTCTACTGTTTACGATCAAGCGATGGGTAGAAACGTCAAAAGACCTTTCTTACACGTTAGATATAGAGCTTCTGAAGCTGATGACAGGAGAATGAAATCTTGGATAACTGGTTCGGTTGGAGCGACAAACTCTACGATGGATGAAATGAATGTTCATTATCTATCTGAAAGATGTTTAGTAACTCAAGCTGCGAATAACTTTGTGTTATTCAGATAATAACTATTAAAAAAGTTAGGCGCTTCGGCGCCTAGCCTTTTTATTTTTAACTATTTAATTATATTATATCATGGCAAAAGCAAAAAAAGTGGTTAAAAAACCACAAGTAGTTGAAGAACTACAAGTAAAAGAAGAAGTAATTGTAGAAAAACCTACAGTTACAGAACCCAAAAAAAATGTTTGGGAAATAAAAGACAGAGTTTATAGATTAAAAGGATCTAAAAGACCTGTTGTTTATATTATTAAATCAAGAGGATTATTTTGGTTTGATAAAGAAAAAGGATACGAGAGAGAAATGAAATACTGTAGAAATCAAAAAACAGTATTTGTTGATGAAATGAAAGGTCCTGAAAGATTAGGACATATTATTTTTAGAGATGGTATTTTACCTGTTCCTAGAAATGAAGTAACATTGCAAAAATTACTATCTTTATATCACCCTGATGCTGGTAAATTATTTTATGAGGTAGATCATGAAAAAGAAGCTGAATCAGATCTTGATATATTACAGATGGAAATTGAGGCATTACAAGTTGCTGCAAATATGGAAGTTGATCAAATGGAGGCAATATTAAGAACAGAGGTTGGTTCTAGAGTTACAGAGATGAAATCTAAGGAACTTCAACGTGATTTATTAATATTTGCTAAACAAAATCCTAAATTGTTCTTAGAACTCGCGACTGATGAAAATATAGAAGTCAGAAACATGGGTATAAGAGCTGTTGAAGCTGGTATTTTAAAACTAGCACAAGATCAAAGAACTTTTCATTGGGGAAGTACTGATAGAAAAATCATGACTGTACCTTTTGATGAGAATCCTTATTCTGCATTAGCAGCTTTCTTCAAAACAGATGAAGGTTTAGAAATCTATAAATCTATTGAGAAGAGAATAAAATAATAATCATTTATAGAGGTGGTCATCTCTATAGGTGACCACTTACTATAAAAAAAAGATATTATGGCAATTAACGTAAACACAGTATATAAAACAGTTTTATCCATATTAAGTAAAGAACAAAGAGGATACTTAACACCAGATGAATTTAATAAGATAAGCAAAGAAGCACAAATTATGTTATTAGAGGTGTCATTTTTAGAATACAATAAAATGCATTCTCTTGATACTATGGGTAACATGCATGCTGGATACGCTGATTTGCCAGCAAAAGTAAAAGAAAAAATTGATCAGTTTTATAAAACATCATCTGTAGCTTTAAGCGCAGGTGCTGGTTCATTACCAACTGATGTATATAAAATAATTGAACTAACAAATAGTGATAGAACATTACCGTTTGAGTTAGTTGATAAACATGAACTACCTTATTTATTGTCATCTCCTTTGACAAAACCAAGCACAGATTATCCGGTATATTACAAAACAGCAACAACTTCAGGTGCAACATCAGTACAAGTAAATCCAGTAAGTATATCAACAGCAACACTTGATTATATAAAAGTGCCAGAAACTCCTAGATGGGGTTATACAACAAATGCGACATACGGTACTCATACATATGATTCAAATACTTATGTAGATGGTGGTATAGTATTAGGAGCAATTGATACGGGTTTTATTACAAGTGGTAATTCAGGTTTATTAGATGGTACACACACTGTAACAGTTGGATCAACGTCTAACGTAACAACAAGTGGTAGCGGTACTGGATTAACTATTACGTTTACAGTTAGTAGTAATGCAATAACCGCTATGAATGTTGATGCTGCTGGATCAGGTTTTTCTTCAGGTGATACAATTACAATTTCTAGTTTAGTATCATGGGCTAGTGGTGTTGATATAGTTTTAACATTAAGAGCTACAGATATTTATAATAACACAACAAGAGGTTCAACAAATTTTGAATTACATCCATCTGAAGAACCTCAATTAATAATGCAAATATTATCATTCGCTGGTGTAACATTAAAAGATCCATCTGTAACAGCACAAGCAGGACAAGTAATACAAGCAAACGCAATGGCTAAACAACAATAACTATGGGATTATTAGGAACAACAACACATTATCAATATTATAACCAACAAAATAAATGGTTGGGATCAGAAGGAACGACTAGTGGTAGTATTCCAAGAGCTATATTTACATTTCCAACAGATTTTACACATAAACCAAGTTCAGAGAGTGATTTTACAATAACATTAAATGGTGATGAGCAGGATAGAGATAATTACACATATGATAGTTCAACTGGTGCAATAACATTTACTAAAAAAACAATTAACAATGTAACAACAGACTTAAGTGTTAGTAACACGATAGCGGCAGATGATACTATAATAGCATTATTAACAACACAAGTATTAGGTGATTATAGATATATATCGCTAAAAGATATTGTTAATAATTTTATGATTGCTTATATTGGAGATGGTAAAATAATTAATACTGTAAAAAGATCAGAGGTTTTATTTCATGCTAAAAGATCTATACAAGAATTTAATTATGACATTGGAAGAGTTGAAAAAATACAAGAAGTAGATATTGGTCCAAGTTTATCAATGCCTATGCCACAGGATTATATAAATTATGTTAGAATATCTTGGGTTGACACAGCTGGTATTGAGCATATTATATACCCTGCTAGATATACATCAAAACCATCAGAAGCAATACTACAAGATTCAGATTATGATTATTTATATTCATCTGAAAAAGATTTATTAACAGGTAGTTCTCTTACTGATGATTACTTTAAAGACTTTGAACTATCAAACTTATCTGGTAACGTAAATAGTAATGATTACTTTTATCATAATAGTTATCACGCTGAAAGATTAGCAAACATAGGTTTAAGATATGGATTAGATCCAGAGTCAGCACAACAAAATGGTGTTTTTGTTATTGATGAGGTAAATGGTAAAATATCTTTTAGTAGTGATATAAAAGAAAAAACAATTACTTTAAAATATATTTCTGATGGTTTAGGTACTGATGCTGAAATGAAAATACATAAATTTTTTGAAGAAGCTATGTATAAAAATTTAGTATTTAATTTACTTTCAACTAGAAACGCTATTCCTGAATATGTTATAAATAGATATAGAAAAGAAAGAAGAGCTGCAATGAGAAATGCAAAAATTAGATTATCTAATCTTAAGTTTGCAGAGTTAACTCAAGTAATGAGAGGTAAGTCGAAACAATTAAAACACTAATTAAATGCCAGAGTTTAAAAAAGTATTTATGAAGGGCAAGATGAATAAAGATCTTGACGAAAGACTTGTGCCACAAGGTGAGTATAGAGAAGCCCAAAACATACAAATTTCTAGTAGTGAAGATTCTGACGTAGGTGCTATTGAAAATGTTTTAGGCAATAAACTAGCATATAATGATAAAATTGATTGGCCAACAGGTTATACTAGTCCAAGTGGAAATAATTCTGGTGATACTACTATAGGTGCTTATTCCGATACGCCAAATAATAGAATATTTTGGTTTACAACTAATTTTAGTAGTGATTCTACAAACACTATTCAAAAAATGGAAAGAGCTGGTGTTGGTAATTATTGTAGTGTAATCATGAAAGATGGTGATGCTGAACCTGTAGAAATTGCTACTGGTAGTTGGTTAAATTTTAATAAAAAGAAATTAATAACAGGTATAAATGTTCTTGAAAATTATTTATGTTGGACTGATGATTACAATCAACCAAGAATGATTGATTTAGACATAGCTGATCCAAATAGTCCTAAATATGATAGAAACTATTATTTTGGAACTGGTGGCGGAAGTCAATACACAAAATGTGAGGCAAGAATTGGTGTAGGTAAAGTAGCTCCATATTTAGAGCCTATGTTAAATGAAACTAATGTTGTAATTGGTACTGGTGCACATTCAAGGGGTGATGGTACAACATTGCTTAGAGATGGGGATGTTAAATCCAAATACTTAGAAGATAAATTTGTTAGATTTGCTTATAGATATAAATTTAAAGATGGACAATATTCTGTAATATCACCATTTACACAATCTGTGTTTAAACCACTTAACGCGGGTGTACTAAAACATGCGCCTGATCAAGTTAATGCTACAGCTGCTGACACTGGAACTGGTGATGAGCCTAAAGTACCTGTTAGTGTAGAAGATGTATGGGAAGACACTGTTGTACCTATAATGCAAAACGCATATAATAAAGTTATAATGCGTATACCACTTCCAAGCATAGATGAACACGGATCTACAAATAATCCAGATGGTAATAATGGTACTGAAAGTTATTTAAGCAATAGTGTATATGTTGCAAACCCATTTAATATAAAAAGTGTTGAAATATTAGCAAAAGAATCTGATGGTTTAGGTGTTAAACTAGTTGATACTATAAATATAGAAGACGCAGGCGTAACTATAGAAACATATTATGTAGCAACTGGTTCTGCTACTGTTGTTGCTAATGGAAACCATACTAACGACAACACATTAGAAGTTGATGCTCTTAATGGCGTTGAGGCAGGTTGGATAATAGATAACATGTCGACTAGTGTTCTAGGTTCTGAAGGTAGATTATACGTAGCAAGTGTTAGTGGCACAACAATTAGATTACAAAATCAAGCGGGAACATTTAATCATGATACTGGTGCGGGTGGTGGAATAACATGTTCTGATGATGCTTCATTGACATTTAAAAAAGCATATTATAGACACGCACTAAAGTATACATATACATCAAAAGAACCTTATAAAGTTTTACCTGAAAAACAATTACTAAGAACTAGTGATAAAATACCAGTTAGAGCAAAAGCACAAGAAGTTGTAAGTAATAGACTAGTATATGGTAATATAACACAAAATCTTACTTTACCAAAAGATACTAGCAATAATGAGGGTATTGATTATACTGTATCATATGATAAAAAAGGAGATGCAGAATTTGGACAAACAGTTGGTGTTATACAGAATAACGACGAAATGTATAAATACCACAATATAAAACAAAGAAGAACTTATCAAGTTGGTATTGTATTATCTGATATTTGGGGTAGACAGTCACCTGTTATTTTATCTACTCACACTTCAACAGATGGAACTGATACAGTAACGGTTGGTGCTAGTGCGGAAGATTTATCAGCAAAATATAGTTCAGCATACAGTTGGAGTACGAATCAAGCTGCTTATGGTCAAGCTTTAACTATAACATTTCATGATGAAAGAATTGTTCCTGAAGAAGATTTGTATCATCATGAGACAAATCCTCATGGTTGGTATTCTTGGAGATTAGTTGTAAAACAACAAGAACAAGATTATTATAACGTATATACAAACCATCCAGCTAATTCATGGACCACAAAAGGTTTTACGACTACAAGTCCTAACACAATTGGTGGTGATCAAGATACATCTCGTAGTGGTAGAACATGGCTTACATTATATGGGGATAATATAAATAAAGTGCCTAGATCTGTTACGCAAAGTGATGAAACTAGACCGGGTATAGCTGGGTGCGAAGTAAGACTTTATCCTAAAGTAGTACAAGGTGCTGATTCTGGAGACACACCAAGTTATAAATCCGTAATTGGTAATATTAACCAAGAATACATGAAAGTTATTAGTATAGGTTCTGCTATTGAGCAGGGTTTATGGAGTGATGTTAACGAAGGAAATACTGGTGTAGATAGAGTTAGGGTTTATAAATTCGTTCGTGATAATGATAAAAATCCATTAGTTGCTGAATTACCTAATTTAAGAACAGAACAAGTAGCTGTTACAACAGGTGATGTTGATATAGATTCTTCAGCTGAAGGAGTTAATACACCAGCTGGTTATCCTAAAGCTAATGTTAGTGGTTTAACAGTTTTTGAAACTGAGCCAGTAAAATCAAAATTAGATATATTCTATGAAACATCAACAGGTGGTTTACTTAGAGATCTAAACGAACAAATAACATTACAATCTGGTGGACCAACTGGTTTAGCTTTATCGGCTGTAACCGCTGGAACAACATCAGCACCAACTTTTGTAGAAAGTGAAAATTCTGGTAAAGAATTAGCAACACTTACAGCTACAGCATCAACTGGTAGTATAACATCTTATCAATTAGTAACTGCTGTAGATGGAAACGGTAATGATGTTTCAAGTAAGTTTATTGTTTACAATAGTAGCGGTAGTACTTGGAAAATTAAAACTAATGGCACATTTGCTTTTAATAATATTACACCCCAAGACACTTTTACACTAACTATCAAAGTAAGTCAAACAGATGGGACATCAACAAATGGAGACTTTGATTTTAGTGTTACTAATTCTGCACCTACTATAACTAGTGGAACTGGTGTTATACCTTCTGGTTCTGGTTCTGGTGTTGTTATTGGGTCAGTATCAGCTGTTAATGGTTCTGCTGACACGACTTTAAAAACTAAATTTATAACACCTGGTAACGTTACTGAACCTAGTGGAGGAGCTACAATAGCTGGTTTAGAAATTGTTCAACCTTCTGATGGTACAATAAGACTTCAAACAACTAGTTCATATAATGAAACCACATTATTTGGAAGTAATACAACAAAGACGGTTACATTAAATATAACAGATAATGGTAGTTTGTCAGCAAGTAATACTTTTGTTATAACTAAACTAGCTGGGTATCAAACTTCAGGTTATGCGGCTTCAAGTGAAAGTTCTGCATGTAATTTATTATGTATTGCTTCTTCAATGACAGTTTATATAGACGAAGCAACGGGATCAACCCCATCAGATAGTGGAATTCATTATAATAACATAGTATACACTGATGCGGCTATGACTAATAGATTATACGCTGGCTCAACCGGTTGGTTTGTTTGGAAAAATAATGAACACGCATGGTATGTTGTTAATGGGGTATTAAATGCTGATAACGGAGAATGTGATGATTGTTAATTAAAAAAATATACAAATGGCAGTAACAATAGAAATAGCTTATTTTAATTCGATAGTAATAGCAGGTGGTGTTACAGCTGGACCAGCAGAAGATACTGGTGCATGGCATATAGAAGAATCAAGAATAAAAGGTGAATTCAATGGTCAACAAATGGATCTAGGCGCTAGAGCTCATGTTACCAATGAAAACTATGACGTGTTAGAAAGACCAAACGCTATGATGTATAGTGGTATATTTAATTCAAGAACAGGATTTAATGAACTAAATCAATTTCCTATTGGTGAAGAAATTACAAGAGCTGCAGATTTAGCACATGGTAGTATTCAAAGACTACATGCTGAAGATACTAACTTAAATATATTTCAAGAAGATAAAGTTAATAGAGCTCTTATTGATAAAGACGCTATTTACACAGCTGAAGGACAACCAATAACAGCAACAGCTGCTAATGTTATAGGTCAAATAACACCTTATCCTGGAAAATTTGGTATAGGTAAACATCCAGAGAGTTTTGCTGCATTTGGTACTAGAAAATACTGGGCGGATAAAAGAAGAGGTGCTGTATGTAGATTAGAAGGAAACGCTATTATACCTATATCCATGTCTGGTATGAAAGACTTTTTTAAAGATAACCTAATTTTGTGTGATAATATATACGGGTCTTTTGATGAGCAAAAACAAAAATATGTTATATCATTACAAGGTTCTACAATAGATGGTGGAGTTTTAAGTAAAAATAATAATAGTGTTCCAGAAATAGATACAGCTATTACTGGATACAGAACGCTTTGTTATGACGAAAGAGTTGAAGGTTGGGTTAGTTTTTATACATTTAAACCATCTTTTGGAGTTAGTTTACGTAATAGATATTATACATGGCCAAATAAATCATTAATTGGTCAAAATATGTTTAAACACTATGACAATACTGTTCCAAGAGCTAAATTTTATACAGAACCTGATGGACATTATGACGGTGCAGTAAGTTTTCCTGATCCAGTTTATGTAAAGGGTTTATTTAATGAACAACCATCTGATATTAAAAACTTTTTTACTATAAATTATGAAGGTACAACTGGTTGGTCAATGGAAAGCTGTGTAACCGGTGGACATTTTATAACTGGTTTTAATACGTCTACACAAGTTCATGAAGCTTATACAATACCAAAAGAAACTACAACATCAGGTGGTCAGACAATTGGCTTTGTAAAAAAAGAAGGAAAATATTTTAGTGAATTAAGAAATAAAGCAAATGATTTCTTTCAAGATAACTCAAATTTTAATACAACTGGAATAAAGGGTTATTATGGAGAATTTGAAATGAGATATTGGGAGCCAACAGAGACAGCTACAGCAGATAAAGCTGAGTTGTTTAGTGTAAGTTCTCAAGTGTCATTATCATCAAGATAAATATAAATAAAATGGAATTAAATGTTAGAAAATTAAAAGAAGAAGATTATGACATCTTCTCTGATTGGTGGGTAAAATGGGATTGGCCAGTTTTACCAAAAGAGTTTTTACCTAATAACGGAACAGGTGGCTACATGGTGGAAAAAAATGGAATACCTATTGTTTGCGGGTTTGTTTATGAAACAAATTCAAAATGGTATTTATTTGAGTGGATAGTTTCAAATCCTAAATATAGAGATAAGGATAGAAAACAAGCTATAGAGCTATTAATAACAAGCGTTCAAGATATATATAGTAGAAAGGGTGTTAGAGCTTTATTTGCCGTAGGTAGAAATAATAAATTAATAGAAATAAAAAAGAAATTAGGATGGATTGTTGAGCCAAAACCATCTTACGAACTAACAAAAATGATATAATTATGGGAATAGTAACAGCAGCAGCAATCGTAGCAGGAGCATCATTAGCAGGTAGCGCTATATCAGCGAAGGTGGCTTCTGACAAAGCTAAAAGAGCAAGAAATAGAGCTAATACAGCCGAAGCAAAAATGGAGGCTAGAGAAGCAAGTAGACAGGATGTTATAAATCCTTATGATCAAATGGGAGACTTGTCCTCAATGGTATCTAATCCATTTGCAAATCTCCAAGTATCTACGAAAACAGCAGAATTTCAAGCAGAACAAAGTGATATAGCTTTAGCGAATATGTTAGATCAAAGTAGAGCTTTTGGATTTGGTGGTGGTGGAGCAACAGCTTTAGCACAAGGAGCATTATCATCAAAAAGAGGTATCGCGGCTAGTATAGGACAACAAGAAGCTAGAAATCAATTATATGCAGCTCAGGGTGAACAAGCGGCAATGCAAATGAGAATGGGTGAAGCTAGAAGAATGCAAGCTATGACAGCTGAGGGTAGAGCTTGGCAGTTTAATGTTCAAGAGCAAAGAGATTTACAATATTTAGATAGACAAGCTGGACTTGCAGCTGGAAACAGAACAAATCAATATAAAATGGAAGCTCAGCAAACTCAAATTATAGGTCAAGCAATTCCACAAGCTGTTAGTGCTGGTATGCAAACTTATGCGGCTAGTGATAGAAGATTAAAGAGAAATATAAAATTAATAGGATATTCTCCTAATGGATTAAAAATATATACCTTTGAATATATAAACAAAGCGTTTGGTAAAGGATTATTTCAAGGTGTCATATCTGATGAGATTCCTCAACATGCTGTTACTAAACATGCGGATGGTTATGATTTAGTAGATTATTCAAAATTAGACGTAGAATTTAAAAGAATATAATTATGGCTAGAATAGAACAATGGAGACCACACATACAATTACCTAGAGATGCACCTTTGGGTCCATGGAGAACAGGTAAAGTTGCTGAGCTACCTAATTATGCTGAGATGAACGAAAATATACACAAGGCTTGGATGGATATGGGGAAAACGGTTGGCGCTGCACTTCAAGTATCTGAAGAAGAGAAAAATCTTTTTGGAGAGACTGTAGGTGGTAAAATTAAACAAAACTCACAAGAAGCTTTAGAAAGAGGTATGAGTGAGATTTTTTATGATATGGAATGGGATCCAACAATTAATAATGGAGCCGGTGGTTATGTGCCAGTAAAAGGTAGTGGTAAACATTGGGATGAGTTATCGGCAGCAGAGCAAAGAGTACAAAACCAAAGAATGGCATGGGCTCAACAGTATAAAACTCAAATTGATGCAGTATTACAAAATGTAAATGCTGGTCAGTTAAATCTAAATAATATTAATTGGTCGGCAATGAAAGATCATAATAACTTCGCGGCTTTCATGGATCATATAGCTACAAATACACAAGATGGTGCTTTTGATATAACATTTGACGAGTATGATATGGATTGGGATGAGATTAAAAAAATGAAAGCAGGGTTTTTAGGAATTGGAGCCGATAGAATTAAAGGTAAAACAAAAAGACAACATAAAAAAGGATATAAAAGTCACAGTCAAACTGGTATAATAAGGTATAAAGATAAAAACGGTCAAGACAGAACAATTACTTTGAGAGAAATAATTGCCGGTCAAAAACTATTTATAACTAATGAAGCTGGTAAAGATTTTGCAACTAAAGAGTTTCAAGATGAAGGTAAACTAATTGATGCTGATTTAACGTCTATCCATAAAGATTTAAGTGTTAAAGATAAGCAAGCTTTTATTTTACATGAAGCTTTTCAACATGCTAAAAATTTTGAACTTGGATTTTCAACTGGAGATAGTGAGGAAGATTATAATGTAGACTATGGGTTTATATATAACAATATGATATTAGATCCAAAAACAGGTTTTATAAATGGTTATTCTAATCCTAATCAATATATGCCTGGAGCAGTGGTGACAGATAAAAACTTTGATGGAGTTACATTATCTTGGGGTGGTAGTTATAAATATGATGCCGCAACAAAACAAGTGATGTACACACGTGTTGATGCTAATGGTGATACAATTACTGAACCTTTAACACAACGTGAACAAGTTGAAAATTTTGTAGTAGAAAGAATATTAGATAATGTTCGTACTCCTTGGAAATTTAAACCAACACCAACTGGTACTGGTGGTGGTGGATCAATTACTGGTGTTAGAGCATTCGTAAATCAAGAGGAAGATATTAGAAATAGAATTGATTTATTATTATACAATATAAATAATAAAGGAGCAATTATATCAAAGAAAGATCCAAAAGATTTTGGTGAAGCTGAAATAAATGATTTAGTAGAATTAGTTAATGAATATACTGGTAATCCAACTGAATTAACTTTAATGAATCAAGATGATGCAAAATCTTCATTTGCAGATCAACTAATTGATGATTTCTTAACTACAGATTATAAAGATTTAGAGGAAAAGTATAAAATTCCTGCAGGATTTTTTGGCACAGCAAAGAAAAATGAAGAAGCATTTAAAGAAGAAATATGGGTAGATGGTGATCCAACTAAAGGGTATACACCTGAGTTTGAAAAAATGTTTACAGATAATCTAGGTAATTCTCCAATATATCAAGAAAAAGGTGGTGAGATGAAATCAACTCCTTTTAAGTTAAACGATCAGAAGGATATATATAAATGGATTATAAATAATGCTAATTTAAATGATAATGCTAAAAACTACTTTATAGGAGAGTATTTAGCTATGTTCAAAAAGGGTAACAGGTATGCAAAATATAACTAATATAATATGGCTAACGGAGAAAAACAATACAGGTATAAAGGTTCCCAAATTAGAACTTATTCTCAATTATTAGAGGCCGCTCAACAAGCTGGATTATCTAGTGTTGAAGAATATTTAGAAAAATATCCAGGTTGGGAAGAGTATATACCAGAAGGAGAGAAAGACACAAGGGATCCAGACGTTATAGCAGGAGACGAACTAGAAAGTTTATTATTAGAGGGCAAAGAAGATCCAGGTAACGAATGGTGGAATACATCAAATGATCCAGATACACAAGATCTATTATATAATCCAGATCAATTTTCAGAAAACAGAAATTCATTAAAATTAGAAACCCCACCACTGATGACTGCGGAAAGCACCGGTGTCGCAGGAATTCCTACTGATTTTGATTTTGAACTTGAAAAAAGGCTAGATATAAAAAACAACTATAGTAAATTAGCTCAAGAATCCTACCTTAATAATAAACAAAAAAATCCAGAATTATTTTATTCACCAGGTGATATTAGTCTTACTAGCGAAGGTCAATACCTTGGTAATGTATTAAATTGGGATAAAGTTGACGAACAAGGAAATTTCACTGAGGTTGAACAATTCAATGATATAGTTTTAAATGATTTTGTTCAAAATGATAAAATTTTAAATGAAAAAATAATACCATTTGTACTTCAAGAAAAATCACAAGAATTAAATAGATTAGCAGATGAGTTAAATAAAAAGTATAACTTAGGTGATGCAGATAGAGAAGATTTTAATGAAGATCTTGAGTCAGCTGAAAAAGAATGGAATGAAATATTAGGTGAATTTGTATATAACGATGAAAGAGTCCAAAAACATCTTAATAATTTTGGCCAAGCATATGAAGAGATAAATTCAAAAATGTGGAGCCAATTTGTTGTAGGTAAAGAGATGAATAGAGATGGTGAAACTTTAAAACTTCCAGGATTAGGAGATTGGACAGGTCCGGAAGGAATTGATACTGGTTGGAAAGCAGGTAATACATTTAGAAGTTTCATAAGATCAACACAATTACTACAGGAAAACACAAATATGTTACCTTTAGATCCTTATAGTATGTACGCAACTTTTAGAAGATGGGGTACAAGTTCTGATAAAAATAGTTTAAGACGTAAAACAGATTACAAGTGGGGACCAGTACAAGAAAATTTTAATGCAAATTTATATAAATCAGAAAAATATAATTGGGGAGACGATAAACAAGGTTTTATAGTTACAGGAAAAAATATGAAACTTAAAAATGGTATGTTTTTCCCAACTAAAAAAGAATACGATGATTTCTTTACAAACAAAAATCGTGGATATGAACTTACTATGCCTAATTTTGGTCAACTTGAAAAAACCACATGGGGTGAAGCTAAAAAAATACTAAAAGATAAAACCACCGCACACACAAAAGAAGCTATTAAGGATTACATGACTATAGAGGAAAGACAAATTACTGATGGCGCTTTTGATGCAGGTAGTTTTTTAGCCATGATGAATGGAGAAACTGGTCAATTACAAAAAATGATTGGTTCTCAGTTACCAGAATTATTTAGAGCTGCATTAACTCTAGGTGCTGCGCCAGCTGTTCAAGCTTCAGGTGATATTTATTTTGATAGACTTAGAACTGAAGTACAAAAGAAACACAATATATCAGATAAAGATTTTAATGATCCTAAAAATAGACTCAAAATTGCAAAACTTATATCAGATTACAACGTAACGCCAGAAGCTAGAGCACATTCTGAAGCTGCTAATCTTGCAGCTATTCCATATGCTGCTGCAGAATTCGTCGGTCTTATTCCACAATTTAAAGCAATAAAGTTATTTGTTGGTAAAGCTGGAGGATCTTTTATTAGAAATCAAATGGGTAGAGCAACTAGGGGTCTTGTACAAGGTGGTTATCAAGCTGGAAGAGCAAGTTTCGTAGAAAGTATTACAGAAGGTATTCAAACAGCAATAGAAGATCAAGGAAGAGGTGGTTGGAGTGATCTATGGGAAAACATGAAATTCGAAAACTATTTAGAAGCTATGGGTTCTGGTGCTGTGATTGGTGGTCTTATGCCAGGTAGTGTTATGGTATTAACACAGACAGCTAGAGAACTATACAATGCTAATAGGATTATAATGGGTAAGTTAAACCTTGATAAAACTGAAGCATTTTTTCAAAGACAATTAAATAGTTTAGACGAACTTTATAAGAAAGGAAGTATTAGAGAAGATGAATACATTGATAAAAAACAAGTTTTAAAAGATTTAAGGAACGCTAATCTAAGATTGCCAAAAGAGTTAGAAGGTAAAGATAGGTTAAAACTTGTAGATTTAGTTTTAGAAAAGGAACAATTAAAGAAAAAAATAGAAGGTAAAGATGAAGCTGTTGTAAATAAAGAAAAAGATAGAATCAAAGAACTTGATAATGAAATTATTATATTAACTAAATTTTTACCTGAAACTAGAAAAATAACAACAAAAGCTGGGAAAGCATTAGAAGGCACAGAATGGGGTGGTAAATATATAATTGGTAAAGATGCCGCTGATACAAAAGAAAAAGCTGGTAAAAATGCAATAGCCCTAGACGCAGACGCCACAGGTTATATTAGTCCTGATGGTAAAACTATAATTATAGATGAACAAAAAGCTGCTAAATTACGACAAATGAACACAGCAGCTCATGAGGTATTACATGCTGCTTTATTTACCACATTATATGAAGTTAGTAAAAAAGGAAAAATAACTGGTAAAGGCGTAGTAAAAGGTTTAGCTGAACAAGCTAAAGCATTGATTCTTAAAGCTAAAGAAAAAGATCCAAATAGAAACTCTAAAGGTTACATTGAATTTAATCAAAGATTACAAAAATATAAAAACCATTACGGAAAGGATAAAAAAGGAGAAATATTTACCGCTGAAGAAACTATAACATTGTTAGGTGATGCTTTAGCTTATAAACATATAACATTTAAAGAAGGATTACTTACTAAAATGGCAGATGCTACAAGAAGATTTCTTCAGGATATTGGATGGGCAAATATTGAGATTAATGATGAACAGGATTTTTATAAGTTTTTAAAAGATTATAATACATCAATAGCAAAAGGTAGATTTACAAAAGCCCAAAAAAAGATGTTTACAAAAGAGGGTATAAAAATTGGATCAAGTATAAAAGGAGCAAAAGAAGGACCTATACCTGGTTTTTCTAAGAAAAGTGCGGCAGATATAAATAAAACATATGATGCTGATACCACAAAAGAATACTGGAAAAACCAAGGTGGAGCAGATTTAGCTATGGCAGATATTTTTCCAATATTGCAAAAAGATTTATCTTTTAAAGCAAAAAGATTTAGAGATTTACCTAATTTTAGTGAAGAAGATTTTATTGCAGGAACTATAGCAGATTTAATACCACATATAAGAAACTTTGATCCAGAAAAAGCAGCTGTTGAAGGTTCTAAAATTACATTAAGTGGTTGGATTAACGCTCAAATTGATAAAAAAATAGCTGGAATATTAGGTAGAAAAGAAGCAACTACAGAAAAATATACAGAAGATATAACAGAGCCAACTGTTCAAAACAAAATTGAAGAAGCATTATATGAAGAAGTAAAAATATTAAGAGAATCTGATGGTAATATAAGTTTATTAGACGCTGGTATAATAAATGATATTGTTAATGATTTAGTAAAAATATTAGAAGCAGACATTGCAATATCTAGTAAAACTATTTATGATGATGTAAGTAAAAATAGAACTGTAACACCTTATATAAGTAAAATAAGAAATGAACTTAAGCGCCATGGAATGGCTAAGGTTAAAGAGGCTTTAGGTGGTAAAGCAAATAATGAGTTTATAAACAACATGATAAAGTATAAAGAGGCAATGTTAAGTAATTTTACAAAAGGTTATTTAGCTAAATTTGCACCTGAAACAATATTAAAATCAGTTGGTGGTAAATGGGTGTTTGAAGAAATTAATGGTAAACAACAAAAGGTTTTTAAACCTAATTGGGTTGATCATACTGTATGGAAGGGTATACCAGCCGCTAAAATAGATACACAAAAATCATCTGTTACAGGTATGACTGATGGTAAGCAATTAATGAAAAAGAAACCTAATTTAAAGGACGTTATTAGCGATAAGGAATGGGGTGATAAATTTAAAAAGAAATTTATAAATAAAAAAGGTAAAGAAGATTATACACTTGTACAAAATAAAACCGAAAGTATATCAGAGCAGTTAGCTGCAGAAGGTGGATTAGATATATTTTATAGAGATATACAAAATCCAAAAAGTAAAATACATTCGTCATTTCTTAAAAATGCTGAAATAAAAGAATTAGTATTAAGAGATAATTTTGCTGTTGAAGTAGGTAGACAAATAGATCGTGGTAATACTAAACTAAATATTGCTTTAGATTCAAAAATACCAGTTGATAATGATGGAGATTTATACATTAAAGAATATATAAGTATTGCAAAAATTATTTATACAGATAATGATACAGTAGAAGATTTTGCTACTGATTCAGAATGGACTGACAAAAGGTTAAAAAAATATTCAACACTTTGGATTCCTCACATTAAAGAGTTAGAAGCAAAAGGTATACCAAGTACTGGTGGTTTTTATAAATCAATGAGTTTAGGTGGTGTTGATCAAAATACACAACAAGATTATAAAAACCATGATCAACATAATGCTGATAATAAATTAGACTTACATGAGGAAAATAAAATTATAGCAGCATCAGGTATAGGTAGAATTATCAAAGAGATGTACACTAAAAAAGATGGAGAAATTTCTGATAACATAATGATGTTATGGTATATATCAAGAGGTTTAGATCCAGGTGGTAAAAAAGAAACTAAAGCATCAGTTGAAGCTAGAAAAGAAATTAGACGAAAAAATAAAACAAAAAATTACACTGAGGAAGAGATTGCTATGATGAAGGAAAAAGGTTTAAAAGAATTACCTTCACCTAAACCTGACTGGCAAAAAGATAAATTTGGTAAAAATATAACGGGTCCTTTTCATGATGCTGTTCAAGATATTAAAGAAATATTGTATAATAATAATACAGTTTTACCTTCAGAAGTAGAAAACGCTCTTACAGACATGAGAGTTTGGAATTCAAAAACCGGTAGAATGTTAGCTATATTAAAAGATATATATAGCGTAAAAGGTAAAAAAGCTCAACTAGCAAAATTAAAAGAACACCAAACAGAAATAAATAATGCTAATATTGCTAATACTGTTATTTTAAAATATATAATAGAACAATTTAAAACATTAAATGGTAGTTTAATAGATCAAAACAATACATTAACATTACTTCAAGAACAGCAAAATGCTGTATTAGGTTTAAAAGGCTTAACAAAATGGGAATGGGTTACTATAGATGGAATACAAAGAACTACTAAAGAAGAAATAGCGGAATTATATGGCGAACATATGCAACCTAATGTCTCTGCTATGGGTAGAATAGCAGGGTTTGTGACAAGCGCAAAAGATCAGGATATAGATACATGGTATTTAGATGATAAAAAAGGTTTATCTGAATTTACACAACTTGGTACAATTAAACGTGTTGGACAGACAGAATTAGATAAAGGTGAACTTGGTAGAACTCCTTTAAAAACACATGTGGATAGAATAAATAGTTTAAAGAAAAAAGATAGAGACAATATTTATCATATCAATGGTAATAATTTTAGAACACAAAGAGGTTTAGATAGAGTACAACGTACAAAAGATGTAAATTTCGCAAAGAAAAGTTTAGCAGTAGATAAGTTTAAAATATTTGATGAAGCAATGGCTATGTCAAGAAGAAATAATCCAAAACAAAAGGGTATTACTATTTTAGATTTTGATGACACTTTAGCTATATCTGATAGTAAAGTTATAGTAAACCTACCAAAGCAAATGGTTGGTGGTAAACAATATGGATATGAGACTTGGCATAATGGAAAGGTTAAAATGACTAGCAATGCTACAGAAAAAATAACACCTGCTGAATTTGCTAAAAATTCTGCTGCTTTTGAATCTATCGGTGCTACGTTTGATTTTAGTGAATTTAATAAAGTTGTAAAAGGAAGAAAAGGTCCTTTATTTGATCTTGCTTTAAAAAGACAAAAGAAATTTGGAAGTAAAGATATTTATGTATTAACAGCTAGACCACAGACTTCTGCTAGAGCAATACAAAAATTTGCTAGAGGTTTAGGGTTATATATACCAATAAAAAACATAACTGGTTTAGAAAATGGAACATCACAAGCTAAGGCAGATTGGGTAACTAAAAAAGTTGCAGAAGGTTATAATGATTTTTATTTTGCAGATGATGCTTATAAAAACGTAAAAGCTGTACAAAATGTATTAAATCAATTTGATGTAAAATCAGATGTTCAACAAGCTAAATCTAAAATGAATCTAGCTCTTGGAGATACATTAGGAGATGCGTTTAATAAAGTAATAGAAGGGACAACCGGTGTTGATGCTTTTAAAAAGTTTTCTGATGCTGCTGCTAAAATGAGGGGAGCTGAGGTTACTGATTGGGGATTATTTCTACCAGCTTCAGCTGAAGATTTTAAAGGTTTAATATACTCGTTTTTAGGAAAAGGTGAAGCAGGTACTAAACAAAAGAAATGGTTTGAAGTAAATTTACTTAGACCTTTAGCTAGAGGTTATGCTGATATTAACGCTGCTAAATTAGCACTTGAAAACGATTATAAAGCGTTAAAAAAGCAGTATCCTGAAATTCATAAAAAATTAAAAAAGGATTCTGGTTATAGTAGTTTTAACTTTGGTAATGCTATAAGAGTTTATTTATGGGACAAACATGGTATGGAAATACCTGGTATATCAAAAAGAGATTTAAAAGCTTTAAACAAAATAGTTAAGTCAGATCCTGATATGAAGGATTTTGCGGATAAATTAAGTAAATTAACAAAATTAAAAGAAGGTTATATTCAACCAGACGCAAACTGGGCATACGGTAATATTGGTTTAGATTTAATAGACATAAATCAAAACGTTAGAAGAGGGCATCATTTAAAAGAATTTAACGAAAACGCTGATGAAATATTTTCTAAAGAAAATATGAATAAAATAGAAGCTATATATGGTACTCATTTTAAAGATGCGTTAGTAGATATGTTATATCGTATTCAAAATGGAACAAATAGAAATTTTGGAAGCAACAAATATGTTAATGGCGCTATGAATTGGGTTAATAATGCTACTGGAACTATAATGTTTTTTAACACCAGATCAGCTGTATTACAGACAATATCATTTGCTAACTTTGTTAACTGGACAGATAATAACATTTATAAAGCTGGTGTAGCTTTTGCTAATCAACCACAATTCTGGAAAGATTTTTCATATTTATTTAATTCTGATTTCTTAAAAGCAAGAAGAGCAGGATTACAACAAGATGTTAACTGGCAAGAGATAGCATCACATGTTAAAAATTCTAAAAATAAAGTTAAAGACGCAATATCTTGGTTATTACAAAAAGGATTTTTACCAACAAAAACAATGGATAGTTTCGCTATTGCTTTAGGTGGTGCCAGTATGTATAGAAATAGGGTAAATTCATATATTAAAGAAGGTTTATCCGAAAAAGAAGCTAAAGAAAAAGCTTTTGTAGATTTTCAAGAAATTGCTGAAACAACACAGCAGTCAGGTAGACCAGATTTAATATCTCAAGAACAAGCTAGTGTTTTAGGTAGGGTTATATTAGCGTTTCAAAATGTTACAATGCAGTATAATAGACAAGCTAAAAAAGCTGTTTTAGATCTTTATAATAGAAGAAGAAACACTGGTCAGACACAAAAACAAAGTGATTTAACTAATGTATCAAAGATTATTTATTACATGGGTGTACAAAACGTAATATTTAACGCGTTACAAAATGCTTTATTCGCAACTATATTTATTGAAGATGAAGATGATGAAAGGAAACTTGATCGTGAAAAGAGATTTGCGAATGGAATGCTTGATTCTATATTGAGAGGTATGGGTTATAGAATGGCTATAATTGCAACTCTTAAGAACATGGTTATGGAATATAGTGATCAAAAAAAGAAAGACACTTATAAACAAGATATGACACAAGTTTTAATAGAAGCTATAAATGTATCACCACCATTAGGTAGTAAAGCTAGAAAAGTATACTCTGGTTTACAAACAATGAAGTTTAATCAAGATGAAATGGAAATGTATGGACCACTTAATCCTAATAATCCATCTATGGAAGCTAGAGCCCAATTTATTGAAGCTGCTACAAATATACCATCTGCTAAATTATATTATAAAATGAGCCAAGCTGCTCAAATTTTAGATGGTGAATTAGCTGGTTGGCAAAGATTAGGTATATTATTAGGTTGGAGAGATTGGCAATTAGGTGTTAATACTGATCAAGAGAAAAATAATAAGAAAAAAGAGGTTAAAATTAACTTAAAATCTCTTAAAACTGGAAAACGTGGGTTAAAAAAGTAAAAATTTAAGTAATAATATAAGAATATAAAGACTTACACTATGAGAAAACTACTAATAATATTGATGTTACTATTTTCTAGTAACATAATTGCACAAGAAATAACTTATACAGAAGCAATTAAAATCAAAAAGAAACAACCTTTCTTTAAAGATTTATATAAAGAACTATTTAAATATAGTACTTTTTATGCTGCTGGTAATATAGGTAATGCTTATGAAACACAAAGACCTGAATTCTTTGTAAGAACTGATCCAAACAATTTATACGCTATTCCTGACGTTGTAGATCAAACAGTATATCATCCATTCGATTATAGATACGGTATCGGTATCAGAAAACTAGCAAGATTTGATTATGAGGTTAAAGGTGCGAACTTTTACAACGGTATAGGTGAAGATGAAAACAATGTTGGTTTATCTGCTCCTACCGCTGCTATAAAGGGTTTAGAATATTTAATTCATTATGAGAAAGAAAGAAAACGTGGAGAAGAATGGATTAACTCAAGATTCTTTATTAGACATACTGGTGATAACCATATTGTAAAATTAGAACAAAGAGCACAAGGAAATATAGGTTTTAAATATCAATCAGCAGAAGCTAGAGCAAGATTACCTATTGGAAAGAAATTTAGTGTA